CAGGATGACAGCTAGTATGGATCTCATTGTGGTGCCCGATAGTTGGGATTGGCTATGGCAGGACATTCTTTGTTGATCTCCGCAGAACTCTTGGCTGCTAGTTCTTGCTGGGTATGTGCTGCACCTGATGCCAGTTCAAGACAGCGCATGGCATTGCGTGTGCCGCGATTCACCAGGCGTTCTACTAGTTCTGGTCGTTCACGAGCCAGCTGGCCAAAGTCTCGGGGATTGCCGCGTGCGTCCTGGCTGAATTTTTTACTAAGTGTGTCTACTTCACCGCGATAGCGTTCTGCAAGGTTTTGTAGATCACGATTGGTCTGCTGAATAGCTGCAATGTCTTCAACCATTTGCTTTAACAAATCTTTTTGTTCTTGGATGCCTTGTTCCAGCCTACGTGCGTTTTCTTGGCTTTGCACCAAGTCGGCCTTGACATTGGAAACATACCAAAGGCCTGCGGCTATGATAACAGCGATGATCAGTGCTACTATGGATCGGATTATGGCGCCAACAGGCAGCATCAAGGCCTCTCGTAGCTGGCCTGGGCACGTGACATGGCAGTGCGAGCAGCATCCGCTTGCTCACGGCCTTGTGCTTCGGCGTCTCGTGTGCTGCCGCCAGGTTCTCCTGCTATGTTTTTGATGCGTTCTATCTTGGCTGGCTCTTCACCGTAGGTGTCGATAAAATACTGCCCAAGGCCTTCGTCGTACTGCCAGTCAATGACTTTGACTCGGCCGTCTCGCATGGTCACACGATACCTAGCAGGTCTAAACATACCTTCCGAGATAATTTCGTAGAGTTTCATGCTATCAGTCCGGGTTTGTACACAGTCTTGCCATTTTCTTTCATGGCAGTGAGCACCTGTTTCTTGAGATTGCCTTCCACATAGCTCACATGGACCCAACCTGAATCGGGCACACCGGGTGTGTAAAATTCCAGTATCACTTGTGTAAAGTCGAGATTGCTCACAATCCACTGTGCTAGATCAGCATTGGCCACGCCGGGAATTTCTATGTCAGCGGCCTGGCCTTGGCAATGATCCGAAGTCTTGGATCCACCCACGGCAGCATTCACATTGGGGTGACGGAAACCTGAATTCACTTTACACCAGTTTTGTAGTGATCACGCACAGGCTGCAGAACCTGCTCTGCCAGTCTTTTGAGATTGGCGATCTCTGCATCGCCGGGAGTGTTGTCGAGATTATGACGCAGTGCAGTTTCCGATTTGATCATTTCTGACAGTGTGAAATTTTCTGTGAGTTTCATATCTTGCTCCTTATCTTGTGATGTGTGCTAGGTCTTGCCAATTTTTCAAATCTCTGGCCACTCTGCGATAGATGGGCTTGGGCGTGAGACCAGCGGCTTCGCGGATTTGGTTGATATCGCCTTCTCGGTCTCGGTTGTATGCTGCCGGAGTCAATGTCACGGTATCGGCCACAGCTTTTTCGCTGTAGGGATAGGATTTTTTGTTCACGTGTATCTTGAACTTGTCGGCGTCAATGGCTGTGAGGTTGGGCAGTTCGGTCATGACCTGATTGAAGTTTTTTACGAATTCGGGGGATCTGCGGAATTCAGCATAAACCAGATAACGATTGGGTTTGATTTCTCCCGGCGAACGATCTGCATCCAGTATGAAATCGTAACCTTTTTCCAACCAAATGACCAAATCGTCTGCGGCCTGGCTGTTGCGCAGATAAAAACTTACTACTATGACATCTGCATCATCGCCCATGCGGCTTTCGAATTCATCAATATGTACCGTGGGCTTGACCAAGCCCATCATGTCATGATATTCCAAACCTTCATTTAACTGTGTCATAGTGCCGGAGCTCCTAATCCACCCACGCCCGAGCCCTGGCCCGGAGGTGCGCCCAGTGCGCCAGGTTGTGGCACACCAGGTGTTAGTGCATCCTGAGCAGATGGTCCTGTTTGATTCTGTTCTTTGTCTAGATCTTCTTCGTAGGCATCATCAAGATCCGCCAAATCCACACTTTGGTCTTCTAATTCTAGGCTACCAGTCTTGATGTCTTGCATGAGGTCCTTGGGCATGGTGATGCGCACCAGCCATATGTCTTTTTCAATCATACGAGCTTTGTGCGTGCCAGGACGGAAATCTCCAGGATTGGTTATCTTCTCTGGGATCTTCATTTTGTCTTGTTTGTATTCCACTGTGCAGTCCAGGCTGGTGAGACGCAGTCCTGCTCTGGGATCGGGCATGAGTTTGTAGGGCCATAGGAATATGCAGGTCACTGTGTATCTGCTGACATCGGGACCTTCTACCAGTTCCCCAAAGCGCCAGTTTTTGTAACTGTAGATGTCCAGTTCATCCAACACACGCTCAAAATCCAGCAACACAGCCATGCTGCCGTCTGATGTGTAGATGCCTTTGATCACATCGGCTATCAGCCAGTAATCGTTGTCGCCAAAACCGTTTTCAAATACCTTGATGCCCATAGTGTATTATTTAGTGCTTTTGGGACCTAAGGGGATTTACTCGAGGAAGATTTGTTTGTGTGACAGCCTAATACTTAGCTGGTTTTTCCAGGGAGATATGTGCGGTTTAACTGGGACCGCAGGTGATCTAAATAACATTGGTAGCGATAACACTTAGGAGAATCCACCTTGGCTCGCAACAAAAGAATAGCAGCACAAAAAGCAGCACGTTACATCGAACAACAAATGGCACCCAACACCATAAACTTCCGAGAAGCACAGCGAGTCAGGCACATAGAACTGGTGCCCAAGAGCCTCAATCAAGAAAATTACATATTAAAGTTACTGGATCCCAAACAACACATTGTGATAGCATATGGTCCTGCAGGCACAGGCAAAACCTACATAGCCATGCAGGCCGCAATAAAACAGTTGAAGATGGGCGCCATCGAGCGCATCGTCCTCACTAGACCAGCCGTGGGCGTAGAAGATGAAAAGCATGGATTCTTACCCGGGGATTTAAATTCAAAAATGGAACCCTGGACCAGACCACTTCTCGACGTGTTACGCGAATATTACAGCCCACGCGACATCGCAAAAATGCTAGAAGATCAGACTGTGGAGATATCCCCCCTGGCATTCATGCGCGGCCGTACCATGAAGTCAGCTTGGGTCATTGCTGATGAAATGCAAAACGCCACTCCTGGTCAAATGAAGATGCTGCTGACTCGTATTGGCGTGGGATCTAAAATTGTTGTGACAGGAGACGTTGAGCAGGCCGACAGATCAACACGTGATAATGGCCTTCTAGACCTCGCAGAGAGGCTGAACGCTCAAGGAGTATATGGCCTAAGTATATGCAAGCTGGATCGCAGAGACTGCCAACGTCATTCTATCATTGATGGAATATTAAAGTTGTACGACTAAGAGGAGGTTCAATCATGAAATATCCCACCTCGTTTGATGATCTACAGGCGCATCCGCCTTAAAGCAGTGCCATGAGATCACTGTAGAACATCCGTGACGCTAGACGTCAATTCAGCCCGTTATACCCTAATGGGCTTTTTATTTTACAATCTTTCAATCATCATTACATTGTATTTCTTACTTCCACAATGATCTCTGAACATCGTATTGATAGTTTGCCGAGGTAATTCCAATTCTAATCTGGTACCAATCTTTATCGACCCATCCTTATACGTAACTTTATAGATGGTTCTAGCATAAGCATCTTTCAGTCCTGTATTCCATGTTTTTCTACCTTTGAGGGCAGCACTACGTTTTAAATTACCAATAACTTTATTCTGATCTTTTTCTTCTTGGGTTTTTGGTTTATATTTAGAATCTTTGTTGCCTTTGTTCCAAGGGACACGATCTTTGCGTTGAGTGCTCCACAATGCACGAGTCTTTGAAGATGGTATCCAGCCAGTTTGACCTTCCCCACCGGCCGTCATGTTATAACCCTTGGGCCCAAACGATTCGTGCAATGCTATGTGATGTCGTTCTTTGGCATTGAGTTCGGATAAACTATCAGCAGTATCAATTATCTGCCATTCAAATATTTCGACACCGTGTTTGGCTAATGCTCTATGAAAAGCAAATTTGCTGTTCTGTTTGACAGACGCAAGATGCCACTCTCTTCTTTTTGCAAGAGACTTTTCTGTTTTTCCAATATATGACTTATTATTGATTTTATTGACCGCGCGATAGATCAACATGTCAGTATTTATGACTCACTTGCAACGCATGGGTCAACTAATCTTTGTCTGCAATGGGGCCACCTTCTACCCAAGCCGAGCACGAACGT